ACGCTTAGACCCATATGTTCCTACACCCTTTGGCATTACGCTCTCCTTACTTTTCTGGCTACACTTCTGCTATATTTAGCTCTTTGCTTGCCTCTTCTGTTTGCTTTTCTTTTTTGTCTGTTGGTATATGCTTTTTGTGATTTAGTTAAAGATGCTCTAACTGCTTTAGGTAAGTACCTACCTCTTTTAGAGCGAGGTTTCTTTGAATCACCTTTAGTCACATACCCCCACTTCTGTTTAGTCCATTTTTTTAGACTTCTTTGACTAGGTTTAAGTGCCACTATCTGTATCCTCCACCAGCTTTTTTATATGCCCTAGCAAGCATTTGTGCTTTTCTTGCACTCCATTGTCCAGCTCTACCACCTTTACTACCAGCTTTAATACGATAAAACAATCTTTTACGCATAGCTGGTTTTGTATAATTACCTGCTTTATTTACTGTAGATTTTTTTCTTCGTTTTCTAGCCATTACCACTTTACCTTATTTGCCCAATAAGCACCTGACATTTTACCTCTGGCAATGTTTCTACGATGCCTTGCTTTAAATGACCTACGCTTTGCTTTCATTCTAGCTGACTCACCCCTCTTAGGTTTACCAGCAGTTTTAGCACCTTGCTGACCAAATCTAATTAGTTTTATTCTTCCACCTGACTTAGCTAGTACTACATGGGACTTAGTAGGATGGCTTGGCGTTTTTTTGGGTTTATTATACCCACTAAGCCCATATCTAGCTAGTCTAGGGTCACGCTTTCTTCTAGGCATTACTTACCCCTAAATAATCCTTCTACTATATCAGCTACTAAATCAACACACTTTTCAAAGAAGATTTGTTCTTTTTCTTCAGATACAAAAGGTATATCAATCTTATCATTTATCTTACTAGCAAGCTCATCCTGAAACTCTTCAGACTGCACCCAAGCAACTGCTTTATCTTTAAATTGGTCTGCTTGAGATTCAGCTACTGCTAACATTATTTTCTTAAAATCCATGATTATTTCCTTACATTATTTATTTTAAATATTAAATACACTATTGTTAGTATTGCAACAATGCATTGTAATATAAGACTTACTTCAGTTAAGGACAAGCCAAAATTCATTAAACTTGCCGATGATACTTTCAAACTATCCATTATCTCTAAGCCTATTTACTTCTTGTTCTAATACTTTAATTCTTTCATTTTGTTTAATATCAGCAGGTATTTCAGCATCTTGATTAGCTTCAGCATCTTCTTCTATATTAGTTATATGTTCTTCATTCATAGCTACTTGATATTCTAAAAAGGATATTCTAGCATTTAGTTGGCTATAACCCCATACTAACATAACAACAAATGTAACTGCCTGTATAATCATAGGCAGACTTATTGTCATTGAACTACTGTCTGATATTGCTTTAGTGTTTTCCATTTACTCTACTTAATGAACCTTTAATTTCAGATACTTGATTATCTAGGTCGTTTATTTCTTTTGTTATTGCATCAAACTTTCTATCAAGTTTATCATCTGATTGATTCCACCTATTAATAAGTTTAATTACCATTCCCTCAATATTTTCTAAGTTTTCACTCTGTCCTTTGTTTTCTACTTTTAAGTCCTGTAGTGATTCTGCTTGTTCGTTTCCTCTTTTGTTCATTGAATAAACCATGAACATAAACATAGCTCCTACAGCACCAATCATACCAGCTTCTGAATATATAGCTAGGAAATCCATTATATCTTTCTCCGCAATTCTCTGTTAATAAAGTAATTATGACTAAGGTCATTTTCTTCTAATTCTATTTTTGTTTCTTTCCAAAAATGTTTAAAGGGTTTATATCTAATGATTTTTTGTACCATGCTTCAATCTCTTTCATCTCAGCATCATGTTTAGATTCAAGTGCAACAACTCTATCATTAATTGCTCCAAACTCTCTTTCAAGGTCTGTAACTCGTTGTACAATTTGTATGTACGAATAAACAAGTCCACCGACAAGTACAAGCACTTGAAATAACCAACGAAGGTTAATACTAATAATGGCATTATCATCCAAGATTGTCCCCCTGTACGACCTAGCGGTTTTTGCCTCACTCATAACTCCTCAAGGTTTATAGTACTTGTAAAAATCTTCTGGGTTCTCTGCATCTATTACTACGAATATAGGGCTAACAATATCATTGCCTGTACCACTACCACCTAATATTGCATATGCATACAAACCATTTTGATAAGGACTTTTAATTGTGTCATTATCAAATAAATGCAGAAAGTTAGTATCACTAAATACAGGCACATAAGTACCTTCTAACACCTCATTTACCTCTATTCTGCGATTATTATTGTAATCATTGACCTCACCTATGTCTACAGTTCTATGAGGCTGTGAAGGGAATTTTCCCATGCCATTTATTTCTACCTGTTGATTGTACCACATTGAAGATGCTTTAACTATTTTCTCCAGATTAGCCTTAGTTTGTTTAGCTTTAGCTCCCTCACCGATACGACTAAAAGCAGGAGCAGAGGTAGTTGCCAAAGTAGCCATGATAGCCATAGTAACTGCGAACTCAGCAAGACTGTTACCTTTGTTACTCAATAGATGAACTCCATTCATCACCAGATAATATATCCATTATCTGTGGATGTGAATATTTATCATAACTATCAAATACACTTGGGTCATTGTCTGCATCATTATCACAAGCAAACTTTAGTAATGCTTTTGAACTATCTCCCTCATCTCCATTGTTTTTTCTAAGTGTTTCTTTGCTTGATTGTATTGCATTAGCTATAAAAGCATTAGATACAGGAATAGCTTCTAATAGCTCTGATTTGCTCATATCTGAGGTATATTCATAGCCATAGCTATCCATCCATGCTTTTATCTGTGCGATTGTATTTGAGTCTGTAGGTGCATCTGCTGAATCAATATCAGCTACAGGAACAATCATATATGCCCTGCTTACCCACCTACCACTATAGTCATCTGACCATCTGTTTTCTTCACTCATAATTTTCCTCTAAGGTGTTGTTGTTGAACGATTAGTATCACCTTTTGCATAGCCATTAGGCTCTGCGTTTGGTGAGCTTTTTAAATCTGCTGATTCTGTATTGGTAGCAGTACCATGATTTGAGTTTCCACTTCTATCGTAGATAGTACCATTACCTACATCACTTAATCCTGTTTTAGCATCTAAAGCACCCATTGCCCAATAACCTTTTAAGTTATCTGAGTAGCTATCAAGTAAATTGCCATGTCTACCTAAAGTGTAGATTGCTGATACTTCTGTAGATGAGAGTTCTTTGTTATAAAAAGCTGTTTGACCTATATCACCACTAAAAAATCTATCAATACTGCCTAAACTATTTCTTGCTCCTATAACTACATTATATGCACTATTACTATAATTATCTGTGTTCCAACTACTTGCAGGTGAACTACTTGAACCTGCACTTTGTCCATTTACATATATTGTTACTGAGCCACTTGTATTACTTGATTTACTAAAGACACCTGCCACATGAGTCCAATCACTTGCTCCATCAGAAAATATTACATTATCAGTAGTGATACTTAATTCTTTTTCTAAATTTGCACCATGAACAAATTTAATTTTTCCATTTGTTTCAACTTGAAAATATATATAACCTGCAAATCCATTTCTTGTATTTATAATACTATTTATTGCAGAAGGTTGCCCATCATCTATTTTAATCCAAGCAGAAAGAGTAAAGCTTTCTTTGAATAATGATTCAAATGGATTACCTGTATCAATATATTCATTACTTCCATCCAAGTCTATAAAGTTATACGCAGAGTTTACTCCTGTGAGAAAGGATTGGTCTGGTAGAACTGAGGAGTAGACTAAATCAGCAGAGTCTTGATTTGTCATTGTGCCGACATTGCCTTGTATTTGCTTAATTGAAAAAGAACTAATAACACAATCTAAATGGTAATCAAGACCAAGAAAAACTCTTTCATTTGTATCATTTACTATACCATTAACTTTATGAGTTCCTACACCACCAACTCTTTTACTTGAACCTGTTCCAGAAAAAATTACATTTACTGTATTTTCATCTATTTCATCAATTACTATTGTAGCTTGATATAATTTTCCTTGAGTTACTATTTCATTTGTGGTAAATAATGTGGCAGAACCACCACCTGTTTTAGTAACTTTTCCATCAGCAATCGTTGTATTAACTCCTGTTGTCCAATAAGTTCCTGCAGTAGAAGCTCCTTGTGTTCCAGATAAAGTAAAATCTGAATCTGGTGATAAATCAACTCCAAGAACAGGCTCATTTACATCTATGATGGCAGGGTAAGTGTCTGATACTTCTGATTGTAGGACTTCTTTTACTGATACACTTGATATAACAATATCACAAGCAGTATTTCTTTTGATATTAAGTGTTGTAGATGATGCAGTAGTAGTAACAGTATAAGTTCCAGATGCATTTATATTGGTAATATTTGAAGTTAATCCATCGGTTTTAATATTTCCAGAAGTTGCACTATGCACAACAATAACAACTTTATACATAGTGCCTACTATCATTGCTGAATTTTGTCTTAAATTTATATTTGTACCATCAGATATAATTCTTGCACCGTTTGCATCTTCAGTAACTTTGACATCATCAGATTCTAAACCACCACTTAAATCAGTAGATACTGACCATCCATCTGGATTATCTGCTGTCCATGCAGAAAAATCTCCATTAGTAATCCTTTCAGCACTTAATTCTTCTGAACTACTCTGAAATGCACCTAAATCATATCCTGCCGACATTTGCTGTACTATGTCATCTGATGCCATATTAGTCATCGTGCCATCGTTTGAGTTAGAGCTTGAATCTGCTATGGTAGGAAATGCCTTACTTGTGTCATCTCCCATCCTGTAGTATGCAATAAGCGATGTTTCGGATGACTCATTATATGTAATGCCTTTTTGATATAAAGCGTAAGCATCTTTAACTGTATCATAAATTGCTACAGATGACATAGAGCCTTTAAATCTATCACCTCCTGAACTTTCACCCATCTTTAAAGGTGATGAAGTTGAGGCTATTGATGTTGGAGGACTACCGAGACTCGCACCACTTCCTGTTTCATCTACTCCATCTATATAAATTTTTATAGTTGCAGTTGATAAATCAAAAGTAACTACAACATGATGCCACTCATTTGCAGTTGTTGCGTTTGAATTTATAAATTTATAATTACTTGCTGTTCCATCAGCAATCCATGCTCTTATGGTGTTATCACTATGATTCCATTGAACTTCAAAAGGGTCTGGCATATTTGAGGATGAATTAGTTTGTCCTACAATTCTATCAACACCACCACCACTTTCATCTGCAAATACCCATATAGAAAAAGTTGCAGTAGAACCTCCACCACTAAATAAATTTCCTGCTTGTATATAATCATTACTACCATCAAAATCCACTACAGAAAAGCGATTGTCTCTCATGGGGGTGAATCTGCTCTTTGCCATCTGTGAAATGGTTTGAGCATCGAGTGCTGTTTTGTAAATACTTGCTGAAGAAACTTGCCCTGTTGAATAAGTTGAATTTGCTACATCAAAACCTATTTTTGCTGATGTTGTATTTGTTGGTGCTGATGAAGGTATCGTACCTGTAAATGAAAGAGTTTGTAATGCTCCATCTACATAAATTTTTGCTCTTGTTGCATTGTCAGCATTATTACCATTATAAACAAAAGCAATATGATGCCAATCTGTACCTGCTAATGCAACACCACCAAAAGCCACTCCCGAACCTGTTCCTAGATTAGCATATACTTTACCATCAGTCCATAAATTTATACCAACTCTATCATTACTATTTGATGCTTTTTCAAAAACTACTGCATCATTCGATTCTAATCTTTTCATCCAAGCAATCATCGTTAATTCAGTTGCCCCATCAAAATCATCAATATCACCAATATCTACATAATCATCCGTACCATCAAAGTCTGTATAAAAGTCCTGTCTTGCGATTGAGGCATCTTCTTCAGGAAGTGCTTTGTCTCCTGCTCTGAACCATAGTTTTAGATTAGAAGTTCTATCTGTAGCGTAAGTTGATGCTTTAGAAAAATCAACTGGCTTTGAGGCAATCTTTGCGACATCATCGGCACTAAGTTCTGTATCCCAAACTGCAACCTCATCAATCTTACCATCTGCATATTTATCATCATAATCATCAAAGCCAATATTAACAGGAATAGGATGATTGTGCATTGCTACATAAGTACCAAATCCACTTGCAGTTCCATTGTCTAATGAACCATTTATATATAAATTTATTCCAGAGGATGCACTTGCACCACCAGAGCCATCATAAGTAACTGCTACATGAGTCCAAGTATTTTGAGATACTGATGCCGTAGAAACTCTTTTTTCATTAACACTTATAGTGTCATCACCTAAAAATAACCGCAATTTATCATTTTCATCACAGTAAAATCTCCATTCTACTTGAGAGCCTGTAGCTTTTGATGCAATAGAAAATCTTGTAGCATCAACAGGATTAATCCAAGCAGATATACTAAAAGCTGAATCACTTGAACTATCTCCAAATGATAAAGAATCATTATCAGCTATTTGTAAATAATCATTAGAACCATCGAAATTGAAGGAATATTTGTTTGGGAACTTTAGTACAGCCCCACCTTTTGTAAGGATGTTGCCTAAGCCTAGCATAGACTTATCCTAAGTAAGCTATAACTGAACCACTAGCTAATGTAAAAGCAGTCCATCTACCAAAAATAACTACTCCAGCAGGAAATGTGTTGGAGGAGTCTATTGCATCTCCGTTTCCACCTGCTGTTCCTACATATGAAGAATTTTCAGGTGTTAGTGTTGTAAAAGTTGAATCAGAAATGAATTGTATAGCTACTATCTTTTTACCTGATACAGCATCTGTCCCATCTTCAAATAGACAACCAGCTTGTCCTAGTCCAATGTTGTTTGATTCATTTACTGAGTATTTGCGTAAGTCTGCCATCTTTTTTCCCCTGTATTATGATACCTTACCGAGCTTGGCTATCTCATGGGTATCTTGGTTTGCTTGAGGGGAGAATTAACTCCCCCCAAGATTTATTGACTACGATTAAGCCTCGTAATCTACTAAAGCGAATATTCTTCTTTCGCCATCTGCATCAGCATTTCTTATAGCACCACCATATACAGACTCGCAAGTTACGAGTGTAGATAAGTAAGAGTGTCTGTAAGAAGCCTGCATCTTAGCTTCCTTAGAGAAAGCAAAGTATAGTGCAGATTCATGAATTGCATATCCATATACAATATCATTGTTTTCAGTACCTGAATTTTCAAGGTCAGATACTGCTTTGATACCTTTAGTAGCATCAGCACTTACATCAGCACCGCCAGAAGCAGAACCCATGTAAGGAGACTGAGCAATCCAAACTGGCATACCAAGAATAGCACCAGCGTTACCAGTTCTTCCAAAGTCAGCACCTAATGTTGCTTGAGTACCTTGAGAATAGCTAGTAAGTGAGTTTAAACTTGCATACATATCTGGAGACAATACCAAGTTCCAACCTTCTGTGTCACCAGTTTCACCAAGAATTAACCCCATTAATGAAGTTAAGTTAGCTTGTGAAAGAACTGAGCCAGTAGTTTGAACATGGAGTGAATTATCAGGGTCAGCACCAACAGCACCAGTATCACTAGCAAGCAGTGACTGTAAGTTGCTAGCTACCTGATAATGTAGGAAGTTATCAAAACCTCTAGCACAAGCATATGCTAACTGTTTTGCATAAATTTCCATCAAGTCATAGTTAGACTGAACTTTAACAATATCTGGTACATAAGCAGAAGCTACATTGTATTCAGAAATAGTTAAAGCAGTTTCATCACTTGTCGCACTACCTGTAATATCAGCAGATATTTCACTACCTTGTGTAAAAGCACTTAGTGCTGGTACACCAATGTGTGGTAAATGAATCTTGTCTCCTTGATTCGCCACTTCGGGTGACAAGTCAATTCCGACATTCTTCATCATTATTTTTTGTTGGAAGGCTTCCAATATAGCCTGCCCCCAAACTTCAGGGATAAACTGGTCAGCAATATTCTGAGATACTGCACCAGTACCACCTGAATGGACATTTACATCAAATGGGTCTGAAAAAGCCATTAGATTTTCTCCTCAAATTATCGTTTAAAATTACTGAGAATAGAACTCCAATTATCTCGCCTTTCCTCTTTTGATAGTTTTTTGAAATCAATGTCTTTCCTAGAAACAACTCCAACAGTATCTTTGGGGTTATTTTTAACTGACGATAATTCCTCAACAACATCTACAAGAGAATCTGTTGGCAATTTGGAGAATTTTTCTCGTTTATCTTCTGGCAGTCTTGATAAAGCATCATTTCTAAGTTTAGCGTCTTGTTTTTCAAATTGTTCTCTAACAATTTTAAGCTCTTCATTTTCCTTAGAAAGAACTGAATTTAATTCAGATAACTTACCTTGCTCTTCAAGGTCTGCCCTTTCTCTTTCCTCAATAACTGATTTCATATCAGCTATTTGTTGTTCAAGTTCTTTTTTCTGAGAAATAACCTCATTTAATCTTGAACGAGGAATGTTATCTTTTACATTGTTTTCGACTTGTGTGTCGTTTTCCTGTTTTACATCTGGCTCGATGACTTTTTCTTCTGACATTTTTACCTCTTAAGTGAGTGGTTAATTTATGCAAAATTTCCTTGCATAAGATATACATGATAAACTAACTTAAAACACTATTCTAATGCAAGAAAAAAATTACGAATTTAAGAAAAAGTGGTTTGAATATCTTAATTATAAACCACATGATGGACAATTAGCATTACACTATCCTGAAAAGAAGGATGCCAGATTCCATGTAATTGTATGTGGAAGACGATTTGGTAAGACTTGGGCTAGTGCAATGGAAGCTACTTATGTAGCATCACAACCTAATAAACGAATATGGGTTGTTGGAATGTCTTATAAAAAAGCTAGACTTATATTTCGTGAGATTTGGCAAAGAATGGTTATAGGGCATGGGGAAGATGTTGATAAGGCATCTGAAAAAGATATGTACATTCGTTTTAAGTGGGGAACTACTGTTGAAGGAATGTCAGCAGACAATGCGGATTCATTGGTGGGGGAAGGACTTGACCTACTCGTAATTGATGAGGTTGCCAAGATGAATAAAAAGATATGGGATATGTATCTTTCTCCAACTGTAGCTGGTCGAAAAGGTAAAGTAATCTTTATTACGACACCAGAGGGTAGAAACTGGATATATGATTTGTATAAATTAGGACAATCAGATAGTGAGTGGAATAGTTATTCCTCTCCATCTTGGAAAAATCAACATGAGTTTCCCCTGGGAATTAATGACCCAGCTATACTTGAGCGTAAAAGAAATATGTCCAGAGAGTTGTTTGGACAAGAGTTTGGTGCAGAGTTTTCTGTATTTCAGGGTAAAGTTTGGGATTTTAATAGGGAATTAGATATTGGTGACTATCCATACGACCCTAACTTACCTACATACTGCACAATAGACTTTGGATATAGGATGCCTGCTGTTTTATTTATACAAACTAAATATGATGGTAGAGATGAACATATTAGGATATTTGACTGCATTTTGCATAAGCAGAATATTAAAACAGAAGACTTAATTAAAATGATTAAAGTCAAAGGATATCCTATTCTATCTTACTATGGTGACCCTGCTGGGGCAAATGTTCAAGGACAAACAGGTGCTGGAGATATGGAGATATTTAGAAAGAGCGGAATACGAGTCCTATACACAAGGGATAGAATGAGTAGAAACATTGTTAATAGTGTTTCATATACCAGAGGATTTTTTGAAAGTGCAGATGGAACTAGAAGAGTTCATGTACACAGAAATTGTAAAGAGGTCATAGAGGATTTTGAGGAATATAGATATCCAGAATCTGAGGATGGCAAACCAATAAAAGAAGAACCAATCAAGGATGGATATCACGACCATGGAAATGATGCGTTTAGATATTTCATTATTAATCGATTTCCAATTAAAAACAGAGAAATGAAAAGGATACAGCGATGATAGACAAAGTATTAAAAGAAAAGTTACTAGAAACAAAGCTAATGATGGCTCATTCCAGAAGGAAAGAGATACGAAAGTATTTAGACTATTATTCAGGTACATCTACAGAAGATTACATATCGCACTACTTTAATGCGGATGCTTTTTCTGAAATTCCACCTACAGTTAGTAATTTTACTAGAAAATTCATAAATAAGATTAGTAGGATATACACATTAGGTGCAAAAAGAAATGTAGATGATGAAAGATATCAAACATTAACTGCTACAAAAGATGTTCGCATGAAACATTCTGAAAGAATGACTAGATTACTGGGTACGATTGCAAATCGTGTATTTTGGGTAGATGGTGCGTTTGATTACAGACCATTGTATTATTTTGAATCATATTTTGGTGAAAACCCATTCAAACCTGAATCTATCATATATCCTTTACTAAATAACTCATACGACCTATCAGATACAGAAAACCTACAATGGGAATACTGGGATTCTGAAATATATGCTATTATGAATGAAGAGGGTAAGATTCTAATGAAAGAAGAAAACCCTTATGGTATTATTCCTTTTGTATTTACACATAGAGAAGACCAGATTGACTCTTTTTTTGTAGAGGGTGCATCTGATATTATAAACTGTAATGAACAGGTTAATATTGCACTTACTGAGATGAATCTTGGTATGAGATTTAATATGTTTGGTCAGCCATGGGTAACAGGATTAAATGCAGACCAAAGCCTTGTTAGGACTGGTTCTGATACTATACTTGATATGGGTGAAGATGGTGCATACAACATTACAAGTCCACAAGGCAATGTAATGGATGCTATTCAAAATATCAAATTTCAAATGGAGCTTGTTGCACTAAATAATCATTTATGGATTACATGGGCAGAATCAGGTGGAGAAGTGCCTAGTGGTATTTCTTTAATGATTAAGGATATGGATAGAAAAGAAGACTACTTTGATGATATTGCACTTTGGAGAATGTATGAAAAAGAATGGTATGCTGTAGAGCGTGTTATTGCAGAATACAATGGAATATCACTTCCAGAGCAGTTTGGTGTTGATTTCCAAGAAATTGAGTATCCAAAGACAATACAAGACCAAATAATGAAAGACCAATTCGACCTGCAAAATAATTTAACTACTCATGCAAAAATAATGATTAGAGATAATAAAGACCTCACGATTGAACAAGCACAATCAATCATTGATGATAACAAATCAGTTAATGGAATACAGGAGACTCCAGATGAAACTCAGGATAGAGGTTAATTATAGTTTTGGTAAAATGGGCAAAGCAATGCCCAAAATTATTAAGGAGTACTTAAATGAATACGCTCAAGGAACAGAGATGGGTTCTAAACAGAACATTGATAAAGGCTTACCTGAAATCAAAAGAAGTACGAAAGCGTGGAGAAGAAGTAAAGGATACCCAGAAACTCCACCGCTAAAAGCTAGTGGTAAAATGTATAATAGCATAAAAGCTAATCAAAATACAATGGAAATCCTGCAATATGGTAAATGGCATAATGATGGAGCAGTACCCACCACTCAAGCTAGACCATTTATAGCAACTGATGATAAAACTCGCAATAAAATCAACGCAGATTTTAGAAAAAAGACAAAAGAAGCACTCTCTGTAAAAAGAAAGTTTGTATTACAAACATAATTCTAACTAGTTTATACTAACGAATATAAGGAAAGTTAGTATGGAACAGATAGAAGACCTTTTAGGTTACTTAATGACACTTGAAGGACTAATAAGAGACTTAGATAGACGATTAACTGATTTATCAGAGATAGAATTAGCTAATAATCAACTATTGGCATCACTTATACAAGCATCTAACAAAATAACAGAGGGTGTTAGAATCCCAACCAATGAAGAATTAATGGAAGAGCTTGCAAGAGCTTCAGCAGAAATGACTAATTGGGAAAAAAATTAATGAAAGGCTATAATATAGCACTTTGGTTTTGTAAAACCTGCGGTTGGTCTTGGCAAACACTTAGTTCTAAGTTTGAAACAGAAGACCAATGTCCAGAATGTAATTCTTACAATACGCAACGAGTAATAAAACAACAAGATTTAGTTTAAAAGTTGTTTTTCTTTCTCAATTACCAGTTTTTGCCACTCTTTTTTCTGAGCAGGAGTCTTTCTGCCTCTAGGAAGTATGGGAATACCCACAGCTTTGGCTCTTTCACGCCATTCTTTAGCAACTTTACGCTTATCTTGTTTTGATTGATGTTTAACTTTTATAGAATCTATAACTGGTTGTGGTTTTCTGGGCAAAACTTCTATCTGTGGTTCAATATCCACATACTCAGCTTCATCAGGCTCTATTTCTACCTCGCCAGTAACTTCAGCATTAAGGAACTTTTCAAATGGACTCTGGTGATTGGCTACCTCCACACGCTTAATTAGCTTGCCTGAATGCTCCAAAACCAGCCTGCCAGCCTGAACATTGCCTGCCTCCGCCTCACGAATCATACTATTCAATACAGAGGGTAACCTAGAACCAAATGATATCATATACTTCTGATAAAATACTTCTACAAACTCAGGGTCTTTTAACCATTTATGTATAGTAACAGAAGAAACACCTGATTCCTCTGCAACATCTTTAATACGAGCATTAGGCTCATTTACTAGTAATTCTATAGCCCTAACCTTAGAAGGTTTCCAATGGGTAGGCAAATTAACACTCATAAACTATCTCCAAAACTTTCTAGTTAATTTAATAGACTTTAGTGGGGCAATAAAAGACTTTCTTTTCAAATCTTTTTCGGAACATTCATTTGGCATTTTGATGAGGAAAGGTGATTAACAAACCGCTCAAAACGCTCATACGCCCTATGGGGTGATAATGAGACTCAGTCTCAATAAGGCTCGGGTGCTGGAACTTACGAAGACTATTTAAAAGAGTCAAGTAAAATAAAAATAAATTACTTTTTTGCTTGACTTTATGCTAGGGGCGGGCGTATACAAACAAAGTTTTTTAATTAACAAATAAAGTTCTTGACATTTAAATAAATCTATTGTAATACAACCAAATAATTTAAGATGCAAGTAAAATATTTATGCCTTAATGAGATTGAGACTCAATAAGTTACTTAGTGAATTGGTATAGTGTTTTAACGCTCATATTATAGCCTATATGCTTGGATAGTTAACTAATGGTATGTAGGTATGCCTTGTATTGAGTTCGTTGGATTTAGGCGGTTTACTCTCGATAAATGCAATGTAAAATATTTTCTTATTGAGACTAAACCAAAATAATTTAAAAATAATTAAAATAGTACTTGACTTTGTGATATATATGTTGTTTTTTAAAATACCTTTTATGGATTCAGGCGGAACTAATTTAAAAAAAAACTTGACACTTAAATAAATTACTTGTAATCTTTAGCAACAATTAATTAAAAAAAGGTTTAAATATGAAATTTACTAAAGATAAAAAATATGAATGGTTAAGCTATTCAAAGCCATTTAAAGTTGAATTTATGCCTATTAATTCAGAGGAAAAAACAACAAAAATTTTAAGATGGAAAATTGAAAATTTTAGGGGTTTTAGTGCATACGACTCACCAAAAGCAGAGTATAAGGGAAGATATGTAAAATGTAATTATAGTTTAAATTTAACCTATAAAACATTGATACCTGAAACAAATTATGCAGACGGAACAAAAAAAGCTGCATTTTACAATTTTTTAGATATAAGCAATGAACCTTTTAATTTTCATACAAAAAAAGAATTGAAAGAATATTTAAATAATTGTATTGAATATATGGAAAAAGGAATAGAAGACTATTACTACAATCAAAACGGATATAAAATAATAAAATAAAACTTGACACTATTAAAAATAGTTCATAATATTTAACAACAATTAACTAAACAAAAGGAAAATAAAATGAATCACTCAATAAATAAGACTATTAAAAGTATAACAACTCATAAAAGCATACCTCAATATGAATTAAAAAAAGATTCATATCTAGATATTAAATTACCAAATGGTATGAAATTAAATATTGTTGCACTTGAAAGTGGATATTGTTATATGGATATTTCAAACCATAGTGAAGAAAATGATTTTAAAATAATTACAGAAGAAGATAACAAAGAGTTTGATACATTTACCACTAAAACAGCTAAAATAAAATACAGAGGTAGTAAGAGAGGGCTAGGAATTAGCTTTACTAAATACAACAACAAATAAAACTAACAAACGCCCCTCTTAATTGAGGGGCTTTAAAAAAAAGGAATAAATAATATGAAGTTTTTAATAATTAGAAATAATGAGACTATAGGCGGTTTAGATATTGAGGTTAATGAAAATTCATTAATTGATTTTAATAAAGATTTAGATTGGTTTTTAGAATCTAAATTAAAAGAATTTTTCAAAGGCTTAATAGATGATTTTTTCAAGTTTAAAAATTTTGAATTTTTAGGCTTAAGAGATAAATTAATAGATTTAGATTTATGGAATAAATGCGAAATTGATATAGGTAATTACAATGATTTTTTCAATGTTTGGATTACTGGGGATGATGGAATATTACAATTTGAAATTAAGCCCTTAAATAACATTAGATTTTTTGAGGTTAAATAATGAATCATTTAAGCGTATTTCTAGGAATTATTACAGGATTGATTTTAGGCGGTTCATTTTTTGGGATTGCTTTAATCTTCCAAGTATTAACATTAATTACAGGGCTTTCAATGTGGGGTGCGGTAATTTATCTATTAATTAATCAATTTAAAAAAGGGGTTTAAAAATGGTAGATTTTAATAAAATTAGAAAACAATTCAGCGGTTTAACGTATGATTTTAAAATACCATATCCTGAGGACACTAAAACAAAGCCTACATATATGGTTAAAATTGCATCAGGTTTAAATGCTTGCTGGTTTAGTGGGTCACATAAAACAAATAAAAAAGATGCATTACAAGAGATAAAAAACAAATACAAAAATAATAAGATACATGAACATGATAATTTATATATTATTGAATTATATAAAATTCATAATACAGGTAATAAAGATATATTAAATAATATTTGGTATCAATGGAAAAAAATCGATAACTTAAACATAACAATATAAAAAAAGGAACTAAACAAAATGAACTTATTAACACAAAACTCAAAAATAAAAAAGACATCTAAACACTTTGATGTAAATGTATTTAATTTTTCAATTCCAGCATATAAAAGTAAAAGCGGTGAAATAACTTGTCCGCTTGCTGGTGAATGCGTCAAATTTTGCTACGCTCAAAAAGGTTTTTATAAACTTTCGCAAAAGTGGGCTGAATTAAAATTTCAAGCTACGAAAAAAGATTCTTTTATTAATGATATGATAAAAGATATTAAATTAAAAAAGGCGGAATTTGTACGGGTACACGATTCTGGAGATTACTACTCTAAAGAATATCTTTTAAAATGGTTTGAGATTGCTGAAAAAATGCCTGATATTAAATTTTATTCATACACTAACAACGTTAATATGATTAAAAAATTAAAGTCTATCCCTGAAAATTATGATTTTATTTTTTCTGATTCAGGCAAACAATCACATTTAATAGATAAAAAAACAGATAGACACACTAAAATATTTAAATCATTAGAAGACTTAAAAAAAGCTGGATACAAAAACGCCTCCAATTATGATTTATATGCTACCAAGTGGTTTAATGATACTAAAAAAGTAGGTTTAATTTTTCACTAAAAAAGAGGTTAACAATGAAAAAAGATATTTATAAAAATATAGACTTTCATGGAGGCGTGGAAGTAAACAAAAATGGTTCTTTAACAATGTATGCAACAATATATGATACAGATTTATTTAAAATGACTTATTATGATTATGATATTTCAACAGCTAGAAGTCTATTTAAAAAAGCGTGTATAGAAGAGAGAGATACATATATTATAAATAAATAATTTGTTTGTTTAGTTAGTCAATCAAGCCCCTTTAATTAGGGGCTTTTTTGTACATAATTAGTAAAAAAACATGCTCTAAATGGCTCAAATTAGAGCTTTTTTTGGTTCAGGCATACCTAACTAAGCCTAACAAATAAAATGAGCTTAAAACGCAAATTTAAAACCAGCTTTGAATGAATCCAAAAAATTAAATATAAATCAAAAAAAATAAATAGTAATAATTACTAATTAGCTTAATGAGAATGAATCTCAATAACAATAAGAAAAAATAAATTTGAAAAATAAATTTGAAAAATATTTGATATAAATTTATAATTTATATTTATATTTTATAATTATATTTTATAATTTAAAAAATAACTTGACTTGTATTATTTTTATGTTATAATATCGACCAACAAAAAAAGGAAAATAAAATGCAACAATATTGGATATATTTTCAAGGCACTTCAAATGGTGCGGTAATAAATGCAAAAACAATGAAACAAGCTAAATTTATTTTTGCAGAGTCTCAGGGTATAAATAGTATTGCAAGAATAAAAGGAACAAAAAAGATTGAAAAATGCTATATTTAAGAGGCTTATAAATGAGAATGAATCGAGAAAATGCAAGCAACCCTAATATCAAGGTCAAAAACCATTGTGCCAATTATAATACAGGGTATACCTGTTCAGGCATAATGATTGACTCAAAATTAAGACAATGGGTTGATGTTGACTTGTGTGGTAAAAAATGCTTAATATCAAGCGGTAAAGAATGTGATTATTTTGATTACATTGTTGCACCAGCAATAAAGGAGTGAAAATGATAACACAACAACAATACCATGAATTATGTATGGTTCATGGCGGTCATCCTTATAATTATCAAAAATACTTAGAAATAGGTACATGGCTTTTTGATGATGGTAGGGTTATAATAAAGGAGAATAAAAATGATAGAAATAAAAATGGTGTGTAATAAATGTAAATATGATTTTGGCGGTGTTGAAAATGAAGTGAATAATTTAGATGATGATGAATGTGCTTTTCATTATTGTTATGATGGAGTAGATAGTAATGGTGAAGATAGATTTATAGAATCAGATGAAATAACTACTAAAAATATTATATTTAAAGAAGAAATTAATAAATATATTTTAAAATCATGGAGTAATAATGAAAGTTAAAATAGATAAAAAAGGTCTTAGAGTTTATAATATCTTACAGGAATTAAATGTTGTTAGGAATGTAAACGAAGGTATGATAAAAGACCATGGAGATTGGAAACAGGCGGTAAACCTTATATTCAAGGATGTTTATAATGATAAAGACTAATTTTGTTGAACTAAATAGAATGCTACATGAATGTAGTGAGTTTATCAGGTCGATTTGGGTGCATACTGAAGGTGAAGATATGGGAGATTACAACATTCTCAGGAATGAAGTTAACCAGCTATCGGATAAAGTAAATGCAATGATAACTAAATTAGATGCATATGAGCAAAATAAAAACCAATATTGATACCGCTAGAAGACTAGTTCAGGAGTATGAACTTGATACAGAAGTTTATATTGTTGATGGTTTAGATTATGGGAGTTATAATGTTCTGAGGGATTGTATATTTCTTAATGAGCATTATAATTCCTATGACGAATTTTTATTAACATTGTTGCATGAGATTAGACACGCTTTAGATAATAAAAGATTAGGAAAAAAGTATTTAAAGAAGTATAATCAAGCATCAGAAGTAGCCACGCATTATGGTTTAAATGCCCATGACCATAATAAGTGGGAGATAAAAGCAGAAAATTGGGCAATAAAGGAGAAAAATAAATGGCTATAAGAAGAGCAAGAAATATTGCAGATTACACAAAAATGGATGATGCAAATATATTAACTATGAAATATTATTTTAAAGACTCTGAATGGTTTGATAAAAAGGGTGTTCATGCAGAAAAAATATCAGATGGTCAAAGGCAAGGAACGCCTGTAATCCAACCAAGAAGATGTGATAAATGCAGTAGGGTTTATCAAAATTCAGTTAGGGTCGATAAGTATCATCCTAATATTACTTATTTAAATACAGGTTTATTTAAAGGAATACCACTAAAAAAGGAGACTTGCAATGAGTGTAAACAATCCTCAGTTTAAAAGATTTTCAAAATGGTTTACTAAGAATGAGAAAAAACTTATAAATCTGTTTTGTAAAATGATTAGGAAAGAAAAAGTATATGATGTGGACTTTGCTCATTTCGTGGAGTATATGTATAATGCAGATAAGAGTTGCACAGATTATAATAAAGGTCGTATATTCAAGAATGAAAAAAAGGATAAATAAAATAATTAAGAGTGGATTTATATTCAAGGGTTGGTTTTACCTCCTTTTTACCAGCCCTCCACTCGAAAGGGAGATAACATGAAGTATGGATATATAGGAATTTTGCCATCAAATGTCAGGCATGATTCAAGATTAAAACCATTTGATAAATTACTTTATTCAGAAATTACTGCTAGTATGGTCGATGGGTATTGTATAAAATCTAACACTCAATTTGCAAAGCTATTTGATGTGACAACTGCTACAATTAGTTCATCATTATCTAGTTTAAGAAGTTGTTTTTATATTTTTTGTGTGCATGAACATGAGAAAAATAGTAAAGCAGTTAAGCGTAGATGTATATATCTTACCCCACCAAAGGAAATTACCACCTCAAATGATTATGCGAGTGTACCCTGTACAAATTATTTTGATGGGGGTATTTCTGTAAATGCTGATATTGTTGAATCAGATGCACAAAGTGGTACAAAGAATCTTGATGGATATTATAATAATATAATATATAGAGATTATATTAATCCATCAAAGAAATTTATACCACTATTAAAAGAACTTAATGAAAAACAAATTACTTATTTAGGTAATATAGTGCATGAGTTCTATACAGAAAAACACAAACATTTTCCACAGGCAGTAAAAGCCAACTGGAAAAAGGATGATTGTCTTGTTAATGATTCTATAAACACGCTTTATATGATTATAAAATTAGATGATTATTCTGAAACGATTGTTAGGGATGTAATTAAATGGGCTACTAATGATAAATTCTGGTATAGTAACCTTATATCATTACGAGGTCTTAGAAATAAATCTAACAATGGTCAAACTAAGTTCACTAACATCTATTTAAAATACAAAGGGAGAAAATAAAATGGATTTATTTTATAGCATATTAATAACAGGGTATCTATGTTTTTCAGCAGTATGGATTGCATATTTACAAACTAGGTTAAACATCACTCAAAGTAAGTTAGAAGACTTGGAGTTCCTGTATGACCTTAGAAAGTAATGGAATCTATGCAAGGAAAACCTATGGTCAGGAACGAACTACTTGCCCTAAATGTTCTCATACAAGGTCTAAACCAAATGATAAATGTCTTGCAATCAATCATGATGAGGGTGTATGGTTTTGTCATCATTGTGGCTGGAAAGGGAGTTTAAATAAAAAACCTATGGATATTAAAGAGATAATACAAAAGCCAAAACAGGAAGTTAAAACAGAACTACCTCAAGACATCATCGATTGGTTTGGTGATAGAGGTATATCTGAAGATACTTTACAACAGGAAAAGATTGGTTTCAATAATAGCTGGATTCAGTTTCCATTTTATAAAGATGGTGAAGTGGTTAATATCAAATCAAGAACATTAGCAAAAGGATTCAAGCAAGAAAAGAATGCAGAAAAATGTTTCTATAGATTTGACCATATGGTAGGGATGCAAACCATTATTATAACTGAAGGTGAGATGGATGCATTAGCACTTGTTGAGGCTGGTTTTAATAATGTAGTATCTGTTCCTGATGGAGCAACGCAACCAAATAGTAAACCATCTGATAGGAAGTTTAGCTATCTTATATCTGCTGAAGAGCATTTAATGAACGCTGAAACAATCATATTATGCACAGATTCTGATGATGCAGGTAAACACTTAAGAGATGAATTATCTAGGCGAATAGGTAGGGAAAAATGCTTTAGAGTGACATTCCCATTAGACTGCAAAGATATGAATGATGTACTTGTTAAATATGGTGAAGATAGGGTTAATGAGATTATATCTGATGCACATCCTTATCCTATTGATGGTGTTGTAGAAGTTAAAGATGTAATCGATGAGGCTATTGATTTATTAAATAAGCCTGAACATATGGGCTTATCTACAGGCTGGAGTGACTTAGATACATTTTATAGGGTTAGCCCTAGTGAAGTATCGGTGGTTACAGGTGTGCCTAATATGGGTAAATCAGAATGGATGGATGCTCTGATGATTAATATGGTGCAAGAATATGGCTGGAAGTTTGGTATATTTTCAGCAGAGAATTTTCCTGTAAAACATCACTTACTAAAATTAGTAGGTAAGTTTGCTGGTCAACCTTTTTATGGTGAGGAAAAGATGTCAGAAGAGGTTGCAAGAAATTCTATGGATATACTGGATGAACATATTAAATTCATAGGTACACAAGAAAATTCAGTTACAATAGCATCAATAATGGAACAAGCTAGATTACTTAACTATAGGTTTGGATTAAATGGATTGGTAATTGACCCTTGGAATACATTAGAACATAAGTTTGGTGATGGTGAGAATGAGACTAATTATGTATCTAGGGTTTTATCTGAGTTGACTGCATTTGCTAAAGTATCTGAGATTCACATATGGGTGGTAGCACATCCAAGAAAAATGGAAAATGATGTAAATAGAAAACCTGTAGTACCCACGCCTTATGATATTAGTGGTTCAGCAAATTGGTTTAATAAAGCTGATAATGCTATTACAATACATCGCCATAGAAGTGAAGATGATGATTATGTTGGAGTCCATGTACATAAGATTAGATTCCAATATAAGAATGGAAAGCCAGGGATTGGTAAGTTAAACTATAACATAAGAACAGGAAAATATGAGACATACATCGAAAGACCTACAGAAAATCTTTTTGGATAAGACATCGGAGATTACCAATGAGATATTTAGGAATAGAAGTCAGGAGAGACACCTGAGAAAAATGAGAAATAGATTAAGTGATGAATTTGATAAAATGTGGGTAAGGTATAATAAAAAAGAAGCCACTTATAGTCAATGGATTAATGCATTGGATAAGTGGTTAAAAGTGGAGCGTATATGAAAGTAAAACGATACATAGTAACACCTGATAAACATTTTCCATTGCATGACCAAAAGGCTATCAATGTATTATGTAAATCAATAGAGATTGTCAAACCTGATGGTTATATAGACTTAGGCGATGTTGGTGAATGGATGGGATGCTCACATTGGCAATGGAAGAAAAAGAAAAGACCGCCATTAGAATATCAATTACCCTTTATACATCAGGATATTCTTGATGTTAATAAAGGTATGGATATGATTGATGAATCTTTAGATAAGGCTAATGTAAAGATAAAACATTTCATAGAAGGTAACCATGATGACTGGTTAAATAGGTTTGTTGATGAGAATCCTTATTTAAATGACCTAAAATTTTCTAAGGCAGTTAGATTAAAGGATAGGGGTTATAAATACCATAGAATAGGTAAATTACTTAGAATAGGTAAACTTAACTTCTATCATGGACATCATTACGCTGGAGTCCAACATACTAGAAATCACTTAATTAGAATGGGTGGTAATGTAATGTATGGACATCACCATGATATTCAGCAGTCATCTGTAACTCATATTGATGGAGCAAAATCTGCATGGAGTATAGGATGTTTAAAGGATATGACCGCAGAGGCTAATGAATGGTTAGGTGGTAGAAATACAAACTGGGGTCATGCATTTGCCATAGTAGACTTTTATCATAATGGATTATTTACAGTTCACATTGTACAAATCATTGATGGTAAAACTTCTCTATGGGGTGAGTTAATTAAAGGTTGACATTATGAAATTAGTTGATGTAAGTTCAGGCATGGAGAACAATGAAAAAGGATTATATTACGCTACCATTACTTGGGTTAACTTTGAGAATGGTCAGGATTATAGTATCACTATTAATAGGCAGACTTACCAATACATGATAGAAGATATTAAAGATTACCTGAAAAAATATAGACCTCGCAAGGCAAGATTAGAAACCTGTGCTTATGAATCTCCCACTCACGCAGAAGACCTTACTCCCAAGGTCAAATCAGAGTTGGGGTTATAATGTATAACCCTAACTTTGATATAGACTTATCTTGGGGGCAAGTATATGAGGAGAAGATAAAAACCCTACTTGAATCTAAAGGTAAGATAGAAGTAAAGACTGAGCGTGATATATGGGCTACAACAGGTAATATAGCTATAGAATATGAATGCAGAGGTAAGAAGTCAGGCATAGCAGTAACAAAAGCTGATTGGTGGTTTCATGTTCTTACATTAGATGATATTATGGTGGGGATGGTGTCTTTTCCTGTACCTAGATTGAAGATGTTGATGAGAGCTATGTATGACCAAGGTATTGCAAAAAAAGTAAATGGTGGTGATGATAATGCATCAAAGATGTTATTATTGCCATTAAAAGAATTATATTCAAAACAATTTTATAAATAACAATAGGAGATAAAATGGAAACAAAACAACTAAAGATACCAACAAATGGTAGTGCGGTAGTAGAGTTTATGTTTGACCAGCCAAAAACTGGTACTAATAACTATGGTCAATGGAACTTATATGGACTTAAAAAAGATGGTGAAGATGTAAGTTTATTTGCTACAGACTTACTACATAGTAAACTTCAGTATTATAAAACTGGTGATGTTGTGGAGATAGCTAAGAATGAAACTGAGCAAGGTAGAATTGCATGGGATGTAACTCCAAGAGAGGGTACACCTATTAAGAATGCATCTAATTCTACTCCTTCTACAGTACAAACTACATCAGGTGGTCAAAAGGTTGACTACAGAACTGCTGATATTCATAAGCAAGTATGTTTAAAACTTGCAGTACAAAGTATGAATGGTGTCTTTGATATAGAGGCTATTGAAGATAGGATGTATAGTTTATTAAGTGTACTTCATGGCAATCAGTCAGATGGTTTGCCTATCTAAGTGAAACGACCTTTAATAAAGAAGTTAGATAATGCATGGGCTAAGAAAATCAAAGAATATGGTATGTGCGAAAAATGCCATAAAACTAAACCGCTTAATGCCCATCATTTCTACTCTAGGTCAATTCGTGTGGTACGCTGGGATATAGAGAATGGTTTTTGTCTCTGTGTTGGATGTCATGTATTTTCTTCTAAGTTCTCCGCTCATAAAACGCCAGCAGAATTTGTTGAATGGGCTATTGAAAAGCGTGGCATCCAATGGTACGAAGATTTGAAAGAGCGGAAAAATTCAATGATTAAGTATGTAGATGCTGATTATGATTTAATTTATAACAACATCTGCGGAGTATAAAATTGCCCCTTTGGATTTGTTCATATTGTTTTAAACTTAGGTTGTTAAATCATAAATGAATATTCTGATAAATGGATTGGCGTTCAGGGGCAAAAAATTAATTAAGAGGCAAGGGGAAGTAATTTTGGTAACACCTAATGTCTGGACTCAAAATCCAATTCCTATCGGTAGGTGCTTCTCCTTCGCTTCTAAACCATAAGGAGATAAAATGATAGAGTTAATGTTAATGTTAGTATTAGTGTTAGTTGTTTATAATAGTACCCAATGGGAAAATGGTGAATGGGATACTAATAAATCTAGATGGGTATATTGGAGAGATAAATGAAAGTACCTGATTTTATAAAATGGGCAGAGTCAATGCAAAAAGAAGAAAACAGATTGATGCTGGTAAAAGGTGAGGAATATACTGTTTCTGATGAGGATAAGTTCAAGAACTTCAAAAGCATTGCTGAGAGAATGTCACTTCGACCTGAACAAGTAGCTATGATATACTTACTAAAGCATATGGATTCAATAAGAAATTATATACATACAGGTAAAGAATCAAGTGAGGAATCTATATTAGGTAGGATACAGGATGCTAGAAACTACTTATTGTTGTTAGGTGGCATCATTGAGGAGAATAAGTCTGTCAAAGGATAAATTTGGCTCTATACAATGGGTAATAGATGCCTTATATACTGAAGTAAAAGATAAAACCCATAGAAGACCGAGAGAAACAGATGAAATAAGGGCTGATAGAAATTTGTCTTGGTGTCCTGAATGTAAAAAGAAATGGAATATGTTTGAGGGGAGACTATGGGCTTCCCCTGATATTAAACTCTGGAAGGAGAAAGTATGTCCAAGATGCGATTCCCTTGCAAAATAAAAGATGGTAAACTAAAGATATTAAACAGAACTGGTTTCGATAGCGTAATAGCTGATTTAAATGGTGATTATTATTTAGAACTTGTTGAAACTGGTGTTAGGTCATCTACACAAAACAACTATTACTGGAAGATAGTGGATATGTTGGCAGATGATTTGGGTTATACTAGGAGAGAAATGCATCAGGCAGTTAAAGACCACTTTGAGATTCAATCTACTAAAACCCTAACTACAAAAGAGTTTTCTAAACTTATAGAGCGTATAATTAGATGGTCTGCCATTGACCTTGGTATTGTTATACCTGATACTAAAACTCTTCTTCAATCCTCATAGACACATCAAATACATCAGGTGCAACCTGAGTCATATTTAAACTATTCTGCCCAAATCTAGCAAATAAGTAATCAGATTCAGATGTACTTGTACCATCTTGAGTAAATATAAATGGTATATGACTACCATGGGTAGCACTCCATAAATCATCTACTACAGAATCATCATTAAAACTACTATAATCATCAGGCATTATATCTGTTGAATTTAAATAGCTAAATTTCATATCATAAGACATTCTACCGCCATATAAACCCCTAGCTCCATTGCTTGTATAATCATGGAATGGTGATTTACTTTGGTCTGATATGTATGATTTTCCATAGCTAGATAATGTAGAAAATCTTTGACCACCTAGTGATTCCTGTATATTCTGTTTATCAAATTCAATACTACGCTTTACACTTAAATCAGGACTATGTGGCATATCATATAATTCACCTATAATTATGCAACCTATTTTCAAATCATTTGTTCCATCAAAATTACCACTATTACTTCCTTGGAATTGTATTCCCCAATTCTGTTGATTGGATGCTGATGTTGTAAATGTAACTAATGTATGACCATCTGATTGTGGTGTAACTATATTTGAATTAACTGTTCCATTTAATTTTACAGTTGGAGTTACTACTGTTCCGCCTGTAAAACCTATTGTTTCTACTTGAACTTCTGTTCCATGACCTATGCTAAATTTAGCGTCTGCACTTGTCATATTGTGGTTAAGTATTGCAACAAAATTAGTTACATAACTACCAAATGCAAAATCAAACCTAGTAACAACTGTATCTGCTTGAGTTGTAGCTGTTGCTGATGTTTCAAATATCGCCTGATTTAGTGGTCTCATATCAATTAAATCTGCTACTTCACTTCCTGATTTTAAACCAACTGTATTATTTCCTGTATTAGTTGTTTGTATTTCACAGGATTGGGAAATTGACCTACCCCTATTTAATATGTAATTTATTCTATCTACATAAAATCTTGGTTTTCTTATATTTAAATTTGCCATTAGCCTACCTCTCTAAGTTCTATTGAGCAATCTCTTGTATTTCTTACTACTTTAGTAACCATAAAAAATATATTACTCCAATTTTCTGAAAATGGATTTACTGGCATATCATCAAATTTTACTATATCTCCTGTTTCTATAGACATTTTAATTTTTTGAGAAACAACTTTACAAGATACTGTAATTTTAGGAGAACCTTGTATATTATCTATATATGAATATAAATCATCATTTGGATTAGAACTAGGTTCATTTGGAATAATACCTACATTTGCATCAAGATTTAATTCTATTTGATTTCTTTCTTTATTGAATCCTAATATATTTCTGCTATCTTCATTTATGCCAGTTGTATGAATTAAATATTTATCAGTTTTTGCATCTTTAACTGTATTAAATTTTATTTGACTAATTACATTATTAAATGTTTTTTGTATATTAACATTACTAATATCTGATTTAGTAATAGTGTGGTCTGGTGTAGAGTATGAATTTTTTATATAAATATATGAACCTTTACCACTACCACTTTGTTTATATATAAATCCAAATTCTTTTGACAATTTATCAAGATAATCTTTTAACTTAATACTTTTATTTTGCCAATGTCTTATTCTCCAATTCGTTGCACTTCTACTTGTATTTAAATCAGTACCACTAGACCAATTAGTAGGTGTTTCTTTAGATACGCCAGCAAATCTAATTAATGCATCTCTATGTGCTTCATGTCCATATTTTATAAGCCCAGAATCTGCTGTTTTCCAATTACCAGATGCTAATAATCCATTACCACCACAATAAAACCTATCAATATCTTGCAAACTATCTTCATCTTCTTCATGCCTAAATCCTACTTCAGCATAAATTTTAACACCAAACAATCTAAGCTCATGGTCTGTATATACATAGTCAGGAACAGCAGTAATAGGGTCAAATTTTATAAATAATTCATCTGGAGCAACTAATGCAGTAGTTTTACCAGAAAATGAACTAGGTAAATTAGCATCACTATCTCCAGTATCATACCCATTATTTGGTGCTGTATCAGCAGTAATAGTTATTTCAGAGCCTGTTGAACTACCACTATATAAATTAGTTAATACTTGACTATTTAAATCTTTTATTGTATCTAAATCTGGATAATTAGAAAATAAATCAAAATTATATACTTGATTTTGTGTATTTGCAGTATTATCTGGATAAATACCAAGTCTCATAATTACTTTATATGCTAGACTAGCAAAAAATTTTCTATCTAAAGTTTTTACTATTAAAAATGGGTCAATAGTTTGACTACTAATATCTACTTTAGCATAATTAGATGTATCAAAAAATCCTGTAGTTTCAAATGTTTTTGGTACTTTAAATGCATTATCTTTATCTGTAAATAATGTTACAGTATTAGGATTAAATTCAGAAGGTTGTGGCACAAAAAACCCAGATGCTTTATATATTGTAGGTGTTGTTAATGTATTTACATTATCTTGCACATCTGTAGTGGATGCAGTATCTCCATCTGGAGTTGTACCATTAAAATCTACCCATCCTGATAATGGTATATAAAATCCTAATCCAACAGGATAATGTATATAAGCATTATCACTTTGAGTATATGACCTAGCCATTAATGTTGTAAAAGAATGTTTTGTAGCTGATAAAACATCAACTGGATAAACTGTGCCAAAAGCTCCATCATTAGTATTTACATCACCACTACCTGTACCTCTTAATGAAGCTGGGGTAAATTCACCATATACAATAGGTTGATATATATCTAATTTTTCATATCTAACTTTAGGTATATCTATTTTTTCCCATTCTCTTTTTTCAGTAATATTAAGCTGAATAGAGCTATCATTATGTTTAATATCTCTTAAATCACCATGATATATCTGTAATAAACTAGAAGAATTATTTAATTGTGAATATACTTTTACTGTTTTATGTAAATACTTTCTAGTACCATATAGTTCATAACTAAAATCATTGCCTTTATAATTAAAATTTGCAACATTTAGACTAATTTCACCAGTTTGTGATGTGCTTTTTATTAAATCTATTGATGTTCTAATTGATGGATTATTTGTAATAACCCCATGATAAAAAACATCATCTACTACTGTATCTTTAAATGATATAGGTAAATAATCTTTATATGTTGTTCCATAAATAGTTCCGTCTAAAGCATTTCCAATTTCATCTTTAATATAATTTTCACCATTATTAAATTGAAAATAACTTATTAAATTACTAGATTTAGTATAATTACTGTAATTATTAGATAAATTTAAAAAATTACCACTATTATAAATTGAAGTTCGACTATTACTACCTAACTTAGTATTCCAAATAGCAAAATCTTTAATATTAAAAGTATAAAATGCATCTGGGTCTGGTTTTAATAATTTGCCAAATGTTGTTTTACCTGTAGCAGAATAACCTATTGTTGGAGTTCCACTATTTACTGAATCACAAGACTGCTCTACATTATTAAAATAAATTTTTGTATTATTTTCATCATTATTTACACTTAAATCACTTGTAATAACAATATGATACCATGTATCAAAAGATATTGCTCCAGTACGAGTTCTTTGATAATTAGAATTATTTGCTCCATCAGATACAAGTAAAGATATTTTATCAGCTGAATCTTTATATACAAAAAACCCAGTCCAGTAATCATCGATAGTATTGCTTTGAAATAAATAAACATTACTACCTGATGAACTACTAGGGAAATTAACCCAAAATGATATTGTAACATCAGATGTAACATTTTGTAATTCAGAACTAGTTACTCCGCAATCAATATAATCATCTACTCCATCAAATTGTAAATAAGAATCTTGATTATATAATTGAAATAACCAGTTTTCAGATAAATTAGAATTTACACTATCGCTTGATACACTTAAACTCATGCTAAATTAAGACCTTGTGCTTTTTCTATTGCTGGTATAATATTATCTCTAACATAATTTTCTTCACCTATAAAATTACCCTGTACATTTATAGTAACTCCAGAGTTGCCTGTTTTATTCATTTGTGCAAGATTTTCTACTCCTATAGACTCTACTGCGTTACGAGACATTACAAATTCACCAGCCTGTGCCATAATAGGTACATTATCTTCACCTTGCACTACACCACCTGTAGCAAATCTTTGTATTGTCTTATCATCTTTAATATATCCACCTGTATGTGCAAATAAAAATTTTGCAAATGAACCTAGTGAAACACTAGGAGCAAACAAGTTCATTAAAGCATATGTACCTGCTTTTGCAATTAATTGTGATGCTATTGATTTCAAACTATTAACTACAGCATCTCCAAAATTTTGTCCATGCAATGTTGCTTGAGCAAATGCATTAGATAATAATTCTGTTCCTTTAAGTACAGATAATTGCTTTCCACTTAAAAAACTATAATTTTGTGCTGTCATAGCAATATTACTTGCTAATTCAGGAACAACTTCTGCTTGTTGTAGTAGATTATTTGTTACTGTATTTTGAATGCCTGATTCAATTAATCCATGTTCATTTAATTTTTGTTTTGCAAATATTAAATCATTAAATAAACCTAGCTCCATATCTATGTTCTGAATAGCAGTTTTAGTTCTTTCTATCTCTTCGTCTTGTAACTGTGTTGACCGACCTGAAGTATTTTTTAATATTATTGCTTTTTGTTTTTCTAAATTCAATATATTATCTTGTAAACTAGCTCTCATAGATAGTTTTTCAGCTAATTTTTCTTCTCTTGTTTGTTCTTCATTATTAGCTCCACTAACAGCATCTGCTATTGCTGATAAGTTATCAGCAAGGGTTGTTGTAACTGGATTTAATTTTTCACCTATAAAAGTTGCTAAATTTGCTGTAGATGCAGATAATCTATCAAATGAGTCTTGCGTAGAATCTGTTTCTTCTCCTAAAGAATCTGCTTTAGCTCTAGCAGATTCCATTGTAGCTTGTAAAAATGCTTGTTTTTTCTCAGCATCAGTAAGACTACTAACTGATTTATTTAATTTATTCGCATAAGATTCATATGCCTCATCAGATTTAACAATAATACCAATATTATCTAACATCAATCGAGATTGTCTACCTATACCAGTAACAAGTGATTCAACAGACGATGCTGTATCTTTACCTAATGCCCTACCAAGTCTTTGAGCAATGTCAAACATTTCAGCCATTTCATCAGAATTTTTACTTACTCCAAGTATCATAGCATTGTTGGCTTGTTGAAATAAATCAAACTCAGACATTGTACCATCAGTAGCTTCTCTTAATTTTTCAAAAGCTATTGAAGAATCTTCTGTTCCTCCAGATAAGGTATTAAAAGCCCTATTCATAGATTCTACTTTTGCACTTTGTACTGCAAATTTTGCTACCTGCCTAATACCTAAACCCATTGCAAAATTAAATAAAAGCATTTTAGACCTTAGTACTGCAAATGTTCCACCAAGTATTCTAGTCCTATGTTCAGCTTTTTTTGCTTCTTTGTTATAATTTTTCTGCGTTCTAGTAGTTCTAGTTGTTTCTTTTGCTAATTTACCTTGAGTACTGGTAAGTGACTTAGATGCCTTATCTAATGCTTTGATTGCATTAATTAGCGGTGTTTCACCTTGAGGTTGAAATTTAATTGTTACTGTTTGTTGTGCTTTATTTGCCATTGTTCATAGCCTCTGATTTCTTACGCTCTATTATACTTTTTATTAAAAAACTTTTTTCTACCCATTTTTGTGGTTGCTCCCCATATGTACCTTTATATGGACTTATGCCAAATTGTTGAGAATATACATATCTTGAAATATCTTTTTGTGCTTGTGAATTTAAAAGGACATTAGGACAAGCAAAAAAGGGTAGCTGTTTCACTACAGATTCAGCTATATTAAAACTACTACCCTTTGCATTGTTTTCTTTAACTTCATCAACTAAAAGCTCCATAATCTCCTCGACATCTTCATTTGATGTAAACATACGAGTTTCATATTTTCCATCGATTAAGATAGGAATTTGAGCCTTATAAGGGTATGTATGATACATACAACCCCCACATTGATTGGTTACATGAATGTTGTACTCTAATGTGAGGGTTTCTATTCCCCCAAGCGTTGATAGTCCTGTATAGCAACTGACAATTCATTTTTTTCATCATCGGTTAAAGATTTAATGAAATTATCATCTGCCCCATCAACACCCCTACGAATCCATGCGGTTCTAGCTTTAGATAAGTATTTTATTGCTACTAGATTATCACCATCATATTTCATTTCAGGTACATCATTGCAGAAGTCTATATCATCTACTGACATTTCTTTTATTTTAACTTCCTTATCAGTAGATAGTTTAATACTCTTCATTATGATGTAATGTCAAAAGTGATTAATGGGTCTGTTCCATCATCAACTGCTTTAATAGAGCAGTCTAACATCATTATATCAGCTTCTGCATATGCAACATTAGTAAATACACCATTCTGTACATCAATACCATAAGCATTATTATTTGTCATTACAAATACATTTGCATTACTACCAGTTCTAGGAGCAGTTTGTGTATCAAAAGTATTAATAAATCCTTTTGTATTACCATCATATTTAACCTGAGTATCGACTGTTACTGCTGTTTCTGCACCTCTAGTTACAAGTTCGTAACCTGTAGAGGTAACTCCACTAAATACTGCTGGACTATCTATGGTAGCAGTAAAAGACTGCATAACTACACTTTCATTATATACTTTAAGTCCACTAGCAGAAGACATAAATACATTTGTAGTATTTGCATATACATTACTACCAGCTACTGTACTAGATTCATTTAAATCTGGTTTAACACCTGACTGTAATGTAGCAGAAAACTTATACCTACCACCTTCTTCTCCAGCATCAGCAGATAGTGCAAAGTTTGTTACAACCATCCCTGGGATTTCTAAAGAACGCTGATTAGTGTGGTCTGATGATTTAATTACTACTGTTAATGAAGATGCAACATTAGGAGCAGAAGCTCCATACAATTGAGATACAGGTGTAAAACCAGTAGCTACTGATACATCACCTGAAACATCATTACATACATTTTGTAGTAGTAATTGATGACCAGCATCTAAATGCATATTACCTGATATTGATAATTCAGTAACTCTTAGTGTATTATCTTGAAAGAAATCTTCATCCTTTAATGTTCTACCAACACCACTTCTAACATCTAATACTTGATTAACATTAAGTGATGGCATACTAGCAGAGTCAACATCTAACTGATACATATTACTAGCGTGAATACCTGATGTACCAACAGTTCCTTCTGCTATTATCCATACTTGAAACTCTTTTGGTGAAAATGCGTGATTAACTGCTGACATTATTTACCCTCCTTTTTCTTTTCTTTTACAAAATTTTTAATTGAATCAGAAACGCTTTTAACTGATATTTCTTTACCAGCTTTTAGCTCTTCCCAATCTTCAAATGATGCTCCACATTGCTTCCAACAATTTGGAAGACTAGAGCCTTTATCTATGAGTTGTATTTTCATATCGTATTCCTTATTACTTTATGATATGTTACCTAAATATTTACCTCTCCATTCCCATCTGACAACATTTAAACCCTCAATCAATTCTTCATCTTCTTCTAACTCATTGATTCGAGCAGTTGTAAATCTACCATCAAAAAATGTATTATTCATATTTTGAAAGAATAGAGCTTCTATGTGCGATACTTGGCGAAGTATATGTTCCCAAGTATCTTTTTTGACTGTCTTTTCTTTAAAGGTATATGATACATCAAGTATATATTCCCTTGTTTCACCTGTAGCCATACGCTCAATCAAATCGCTACCTACAGGGTTAAGTCTTATTGACTGGTTACCCATGTCTTTAAAATCACCTGTATATATAGGGATAGTACCAGCAAACTCATTATTTAAAAAAGTTCTTATGGTATCTAATATTTTTGTTTCCCATATATTTACAAATGATATCATCTACGAGACATCCTAATAGACATTGGCATACCATTATCTGTATGCTCAAATTTACCATGTACTTCTATTTCCCAGTAATCGTTTAATGTAGATAGGTCACCAGTATCTCCTGCAAATCGTATTTCAAGTCCACGACTTAATTGCTGATAGTCACCACTTATAATATCTGAATGTGTTTCAGCATCTCCACGATTCATTCTTTCTGCACCTAAACTATCTGAATCAGATTGCCATACAGAATATCTAGCAGTACCTATAGCTCCAGCAGTAGTTACCTTTACACCTATCTTATCGTAGACACCATAGTAATTACCTCTAGTATCTACTATTCTAAGATTACCATTAACTGTACCTTCTCTGATAACTCCTTTAGAAGAGTCTCCACTTGTTTGCCAAGATAGCTTCGCACTTCCAGTATTTAAAGCAGTTATATTTTGCTCTACCTCATTAAATAATGCATCTGCTATTTCAGATGTAGGTTGTGATGCACGAATTAAAAAACTACAAGCTATTAGTGCGGTAGTTCTAACAATCATGTAGTCATAATTACCATCTTGGTCTTTAAATTGTTTTCTAGGTAGTTTACCATCTAATCTTGAATCTAAATACTTTGTTGCATTAGATATATATCTAGTAATAATTGTTGACCAATCATCACCAGATTCTAATAAATGGTCATTAGGATTAGTAGCATTTAATTCATATATAAGTACAGAATCATTACCTTCACTAAATAGCCATTGTTTAGCTTCTGACCATTCTACTCCAATATAAACATCTGTTGCTGTATTATGTGTTGCAGTAGTTGTGCCTAAAAATCCTCGCTTAACTGTAATTGTATTGGAGGATATATTGGTAATAAGCATCTTTTCATCATCAATCTTAATAATATCTCCATACCCAAATGCACTACTATCTGATACATCTATTGCAGTTTCTATAATATCTACTGCTTCTGCTGTATTTGCGGTTGAATCAGAATAATTTTCTACTTTTTTATATGGAGTTAAGTCTTCTCCATTTTGGAATAGTACAGTTACAAGTCCTGTGTTAAAAGACTCATATAACTTGTATCCACCATGCGAAAATAACTCTACCCATCCATAAAGGGCTTCTTTGCTATCAAACTCATCTATTGATGGGAATACATCCTTTAAATCTCTATGTGTACAATAAACCATGGTTCTCCTAATTTACTTTATATTAGTGGTGCTATACAAGTTCAACATGGACTAAATCATCAAAGTTATTGTCTTTTGTTTGCCCATCACTATCCCAATCACAACCAACCCTAACTGGTACTTTCATTTGTTGTGCAATACCTCTTATCATGCCACACATATAATGAAATGTATCTCTATCATTCCAATCAATAGGGTAAGGGGCAAGGTCAACTGCATCCCCTGTAATGTGTTTTGAATATTTTGTTTTACTTGCACCCTGTGCTACTAATTCGTTTTGTCTTTCTTGCGACCTTACCCCTTCGATAATGGTTACATCCATTATTTTGATAAGTTCGTTTAGGACATTGACTAATTCAGGCTTGACGCCTTTTAATCTTTCTCTTGACCTTTTACCGAACCTATACATTACTTTTTCTTTTTTTTCTTAAACATGGATTTTTTCTTTTTCTTTGGTGGTCTACCACGCTTAGACCCATATGTTCCTACACCCTTTGGCATTACGCTCTCCTTACTTTTCTGGCTACATTTCTGCTATATTTAGCTCTCTGCTTGCCTCTTCTGTTTGCTTTTCTTTTTTGTCTGTTGGTATATGCTTTCTGTGATTTAGTTAAAGATGCTCTAACTGCTTTGGGTAAATATCTACCTCTTTTAGAGCGAGGTTTCTTTGAATCACCTTTAGT